ACTACAGGCATGAATCGGCCACCTTGTATTTTGTTATCAATGTTGTTATTAGCAGGATGAAGAAAAGAAAACTTGAAGGACAGAACCCCCTATTCCGCTACGCTTGCGGTGCTGCGTGGTCTCTTAGCAGCAGGGTTGGGCTAGGCTGCAAGCGTGGTCACGTAAAGAGGATTAACCTACTTGCATGAATGTAAGGTTTATTAGCCAGATTGTTACACGGGGCGACATGGCAACAGCAAAGACAGGCAGTTTCTATCTGAACGAGACAGTAACCCTAGCGGCAGCAACTGCGAGCGGAGGCCGTGCTACTGGAACTCTGGACCTCTCAGCTTACGTCAATGTGCCCACCGGGCAAGCAATCGCCATAGACCAAGTGGACTTCATCTGGCAGGTTAGTGCAGACTACGGTAGCGACCCTTCTGGAATGGTTGCAGGGAATGCTACTCTTACAGCCCAAGTAACTGATTTGAACCCGGGCACGCTCCTTGTCCGAGCCGATGACCAGTCGCTAGTAGCATCCGGCGCTCTTTCAATCGACCAGAGCAACAATATTGCTAGTCAATTCAGTGACCTGTACCCCGACAACTTCGGCCCCTCTGGTCTTAGTGACATGTTCATCGTCGTTAATGACCAGCTATACATCACCGCTGGAGTGGATGGTGCAGCCATCGGTGGCTCTGCTGTGTATCTCACTGCAAGAATCCGCTGCCGGGTAGTACGCCTTTCGACCAAGGACTGGATGGCCGTAGCTATACAATCCACGGCGGCTGACAACTGAGGTGCTTTGAGTGCCCAGAAATCAAGACTGGGAAGACGGGTTCGTTCAAGGTTGGAGGGCCTGCGACGCGGGATTTCGTTCTCGATACGAAGAACTTTCAGGCACGAAGAAAGGAGAAGTAAGGAAAACAGCCCGTAAAGCATACGAACCCGCTAAGAAGAAGCGAGGCCCTTCAGCATACAACAAGAAGTATGCCAAGGCCTACAAGTCTCTGAAGGCGAAGCACCCCCGCACATCCTTCGGAGCACTCTCCAAGAAGGCCCATGCAAAAGCAAGGAGGATGAAGTAAGATGCCAGAAGATGTTCAGCCTCATCAGTTATACAAACAGATAAGCGGGGCCACTCTGAATTTTTCAGAGACTCCCGGAGCCAGTCTCGTTCTTGGTGGTCAAGGATGGGTTGCAATCAACAATTCACACGCTTCACCTATCACAACTTATTGGGTCAATAGAAGCTACATTGATTTATCTGGTTGGAATATGCAAGACCTCACTATGTTTACTCGAGGGGTGGACATTCAAAAGCAACTAATGCCATATGCGGGAGCCGGAAACACGGCTCAGGGTTTGAATGAAATGGATGTACTATCCACACGTCGCCTTACAGATGAAGAATGCCAAGTATATGCAACATCAATTACGGGGGGCGGGGGTCCGGGCTTCCTTCCTTCGACTATGGATTTACAAGAGGTGGTATATGGAGAGATAGCCCAATACGCCGTAAATGCAACGATAGCCGGGACCTTCATCAGAACTAATGGAGAGACATTCGGTTCGGGGAATCCTATTGCTGTGGATAAACTTCATTGGACTAGAATCTATTATGCCTACAATCCGGGGACTGGAGATACCTTCGTTATTCATCCAACCAATTTAGTTATTCAAGCAACTACCGCCAAGGAAGCAGATTTAGTATGGATAGAACGGCTTAGGAGAAGTTACACCCAGCAAAGGTCGGAAACCTAATGGCAAGGAAAAAGAAGAAGAAAGTGATTGATGACTCGTGGTTGTGGCTAATGCAGCCTCTGCTACCCGGAATGAATTCGATTGCACAACTAGACCCACCATCTCCAACCATGAAGTTCACGAAATCAGACACTAACATAAGATACGTAGATTGGTTGAGGCATCTAGCAGAGGAGAGACCAGAGCAACCTCACGAGGGATTTATTCGGGCGATGAAGGAATATGCAATTCTCGCACTTCTAGACCCAACCAACATCCCTGAGGCTTCCGCATGGTCAGTGGCTCTGGGTGTCGGATATGGTGCGGGCATGGCTGTTACACTGGTTAAAGGCCTAGTCGCAGGTCCGCCCATACTAGCTGCTATTGACCCACAACACAGATGGTCTGGTGGCCTCGATGAGTTCCCAGTCTACAAGGCGGTAGTCAACACCATCGCCTACACTCATCCAGAGTTACCCAAAAACATCATCATGGGTGGTGGCTCGTGGGGCTCAGTGGTGTAATCAGTCCGATATAGGTAGGTGTTTAGCCCAGTGTGTGTCTAGAGCACTCTGACAATTCGTATAGTACGCACATAGAGAACAGCAGTAAATCATTCAATCCACCTCGGCCCTCGACCCGAATCTACTTGACATTGAAGGCACGGTATTTGATTCATCATGATGTACGCCTGAAATCGAAGAGATGGAACTTCAAACTGCTTCTCACAGATGACGCATGCAGCGGTTATCATTCTTTCAACTCCTTCAACTCTATGAGTCTATCATTCTCTTCGGTCAAGTATTTCAAATCTAATTCTAATTGATGTTGATTATCCAACACAGTTTGAACTGATACAGCCCTATCCGCAAAGGGAAGGACAACACTATGACTTTTCAAGTCATACTCTCTGAGCAACTTGTCTACGAGTTTGCTTCTCAGTCCCTTTGGGATGCTCTTGTACCCCTCAAATCCAATCTCACTCAGGCTCACTGACACTACAGGCATGAATCGGCCACCTTGTATTTTGTTATCAATGTTGTTATTAGCAGGATGAAGAAAAGAAAACTTGAAGGACAGAACCCCCTATTCCGCTACGCTTGCGGTGCTGCGTGGTCTCTTAGCAGCAGGGTTGGGCTAG